TCACTTGTGACTTCTTGCAGTATCTACCTAGTCACTAGGTAGGTATTGCAGGGATGGTACAAGCCAGCCAAAAATATAAACATCCGAGGAGGAACAAAACATGGAATTTAAAATTTTTCTGACTAATTTAGGCAAGTACAATGAAGGCGAATTGGTAGGCAAGTGGGTAGAATTGCCCTGCGACGATTTTGAAGCCGAATTGGCTGCAATTGGTATTGATGGTGAAGAGTATGAAGAATATTTTATCACTGATTATGAATGTGACTGCGAGGCTGTGCAAGTAGGCGAATATGAGAACCTTGAAGAGCTGAACGAACTTGCAGAACGCTTGCAGGAGGTAGAAAACCTTGAATGGTTTACTGCCTACATGCAGGAGACTAGTGCGGACTTATTGGATGCCATAGATGACTATGAGTCCTGCTCTGCGTGGTATGATGGTATGAACCTCGAGGATGTAGCACGTGAAATTGTAGAGGACTGCTACAACCTGCCTGAAATAGCTGAACGTTATTTTGACTATGAAGCCTTTGCACGTGATTTAGGCTTTGATGGTTACACTGAGTACGATGGAGGCGTACTGTACATTTACTAAGCCGCTTGTGACTTCTTGCAATATCTAGCAGTGTACCTGCTAGGTATTGCAGGGATGGTACAAGCCAGCCACGATAATTAATAATCAATCTGAGGAGGAACAAAAATGATGGAAAAAATTACCCAAAAACAATTTAAAAATGAAGTAGAAGGTAAAAATCTTGCTCTTATTGGAGCTACCATGAACGTATCTGCATCTTTTATTAACAAGTTATTTGCAGCTATTGAGGCAGGAGAACCTAGTAAACTAAAAATCTCCTCTAGTCTTATAGCAAAGGCTCATTTTACTAGTAGTCAATATATGAAACGTGGTGAGAGCTTTTTGTACCTTAAAGGCTACAAGGTGTATAAATATCAAGATGTTTACGCCTTAGTTACTGAGAAGCTGAACATTGATAATGTACCCAAAAAAAGCTATGTAGTCTACAAGGTAATGTAATTTATCTAATATCTGAATATTTGAATATGTATTAATAGGAGGAGTTTAAAAATAGCAAAGTATGCAACTTACAAGCAAATGCAAGCTTTATTACAAGCAAAGGAAGCCTTTAAAGGCAACAGCGTGGAGGCAGTCAAGACATCCGCAGGCTACTACAAGGTATTTAGCTATGAAACTATTGTAGCCGTTGTTGCACCTTGTGTCAAAACTGTTATCAATGTTACTAAATACAGCCGCACCACTAGCAAGATTCAACACATGTTGCGTTTGGTGTTCCCTGATGCTGACCTGATGGACATTGTAGAGCCTCTGAGCACCTACCAAACCAATCATGACGTATACGCTTATGCAGAGCACCTACAAAAGGTTTATGAAGAGTAGTATAAGAAAACACTAGGTAGTTTAATGACGTGCAACTATAGAGCATTAGCTAAAAAGGTAAAGGAGGTGTAGAAGATGGCTGAAGCCTATGTAATGGTAGTAATTGAAGGGGTGACCTACTACATGACCCTAGCAGAGTGGGAAGCCTTAAAGGCTACAAACAAGGGATAACAAAAGTCCCAAGTGGGACAAAAAGCGTACTGACACACATATTGGGGAACATGAGTAATCATAAGTACCCAGTATGAAACCTTATTGATTTTAGGAGGAAACAAACATGCAACAAGAAGTTATCAAGGAAGTAAACTACGTTAACCTGAGTGGCAAGGCAATCAAGGCTCTTGATGCTGTGTATGACTGTGGATAAACTGAAGCAGGTATGGTCTTGCTAGATGAGTTCGCTAAAAAGGACAAAATTATGCATAGCATGGGCAGACTTATTAGCCATATCCATGAAAAGGTAGGCGACATGTTGTATGACATTGAAGTGGAGGACAGAATGGATGAGGAAATCTACAAGGTACTAGATGGAATCTATATGGCTATTGAAGATGCAGTGATTGAAGAGGAGGAACAAGCAAGATGGTAACAATGGATAACAAGCAAGTACAAGTGTTTAAAAATGGTATCTTTGGTGACGTAAGAGTGGTAATGCGTGATGGTGAGCCATGGTTTATAGGTAAGGATGTGGCTAGTGCTTTGGGATATACAGACACTTTTGGAGCTTTAAAGAAGCATGTTGAAGCAGAGGATAAGCAAAACTGTCAAAATGGCAGTTTTGAAAGTAATCGAGGTTTGACCATCGTCAATGAAAGTGGTCTTTATTCCCTTATCTTGTCTAGCAAGCTCCCAACTGCAAAAGCCTTCAAACGCTGGGTAACTTCTGAAGTGCTCCCAACCATCCGCAAGCAAGGTATGTACTTGACTCCTGCAACCTCTGAGGAGGCTATAAGCAACCCTGAGTCCTTCATAGCCAAGGCTCTTATTGTAGCCAATCAAGTTTTGGAACGTCAAAAGGAACGTATTAAGCACCTAGAGACAACCAACAACGTATTAACAAGCACTATCAGTACTACCAATGTAACCACATTGACACGTAAGCGTACCTGTGCGACCCGCAACGATATGACTGTACGTGAGGTAAGCAAGCTGTTAGGAGCTAAGCAAACAGAGGTCTACAGGGTACTGCGTAAAGCTGGTTGGTTTATGAGAGCTGAAGAAGGCGTTGTAAAGAACGTACTGACCCTAGCTGCTCCTGCTGATTGTTTCTACATCGAGGAGTACACATACAACCATAATTTAGTACATCAAGTTAAGGTAACAAAAGCAGGTCTTTTGAAAATAAAAAGCCTTCTGTAAGTACCCTATAAAGAGGCTAGGTGTCAACATTCTAGCCTCTGCACTTTGACATAAAGCAAACAGAAGTTTATACTTATATTCATAATAACAAACAGTCATTCGCTTTAATTATCCAATGGCAGGAGGCTGTATTTTTTATACCCATTTTTAAGGAGGTAGTGTACAAATGTACAACGTAGAAGAATACGAGAGACTTTATGGAGAAAACTTTGTTCGTCAATTAGAGATTGAAGTAGGCTACAAACGCCTTGCAGAAGAGGCTACTTTGAAAGCTTATGAAGCTACTGAACAAATGAACTCTAGTGTAGAAGCCTCTAGCACCACAGCAGGTATCAAGTTTATTGCTTGTCAATGGCAAGAAGCCTTTGAAGGTATGAAGCTCTTTGTAGAAGATTGCTTGAGACCTAAAAAAGGTAGTAGAGCTGCTTATGTGCTACTTATGCAGGAGATTGCAGAGATTTACAAGGATAAGACTGATGACATGGTTAGCTTGTTCACTTTTACAACCTTTACAACCCTGTTTAACAATATCTTGAAAAAAAGAAATAGCCATAGTGCTATTGCACAAGACATCTACAAAGAGCTGTGGCGTGAAGTACGTACCCAAGCGTACATGGATAATGTAGGTGACAACATTGCAGGTCTCGTTGAAAAAGGCGTTAAAAAGCGTGTCCAAGCTCATTACAAGAACGCCTATATTAAAGCCTGCATGGTAAGAGCTAAATTTGAATACGCTCAATGGAACAGTGAAGTAGCCTTAGCAATGGCAGGAAGCCTTATAGAGGTCATTTTGGCAGCCTCTACTTACTTTGAGAAGCAACAACGTGATACCTACACTGAGATTGTGCCTACCCAAGCATTTGTGGATGCATGGCAGAAGAGTACACACTGGTTAGCAGAAAATAGCTACAAGCTGTGCCCGACTATTATTCCGCCTCGTGAGTGGGATGCTGAGGGTGATGGTGGTTACTATGGTGAGCTGATGGACTGTGTGAGCCTGCTGCGTTTGCATAGACATAATGACATCTATAGCAAGTCTTATGAAAAGAAGCTGAAGCAGATTGACATGAGCAATGTCCGCAAGGCTGTTAATGCTGTACAGACCACTCCATGGGTTATTAATAATCAAGTTTTAGATGTCTTACAGTACGTGCTAGAGATTGGTGGAGGTCGTGCAGGTATCCCTCTTAGCAAAGAGCTTGACAAGCCTGCTAAATGTGTTGACAACCCTGACGAAAAGACCCTCAAGGACTGGAAAGCTAAGATGGTTAAATATTATCGCTCCGAGTCTCGTAGAACATCCATCCTGCTAAGAGTCTATTCCCACCTGACTACTGCCAAGAGGTTTAAAGACTATGAAAAGATTTATTTTCCATGCAATATGGACTTTAGAGGTCGTATTTATCCTATTCCGTCCTTTAATTTCCAAGGGGATGACTTGAACAAGTCTTTACTGCTCTTTGCTGAGCCTCCTGCGTGTCAGGATGAAACCTGCTATAAATGGATGCTTGTAGAGGGTGCGAACCTTGCAGGTGTCGATAAGGTCAGCTTTGATGACCGCATGAAGTGGGTACTTGACAATGAGCCTCAAATCTTAGCGGTAGCTGATGACCCTAAAGCTAACATGTGGTGGGCAGACCAAGATGAGCCTTGTCAATTTCTTGCATGGTGCTTTGAGTACAAGAAGATGAAAGACTACATGGCAAGTCACAACAACAGCATTGTAGGCTTTGTTACAGGTCTCAATGTAGCCTTTGATGGCACTTGTAGTGGTCTTCAACACTTCAGTGCTATTCTGCGTGACCCTGTTGGTGGACGTGCAGTAAACCTTGTACCTGCTGACAAGCCTAGCGATATTTATGGTATCGTTGCTGAAAAAGTGAACAAAGTTTTAGAACAAGACCTTGTAAATGGTACTGATGACACCGAAGAAAAAGACAAACAAGGCAAAAAGTACACTAAGCATGGTACACGTTTTTTTGTCAAGTATTTGGTTATCTTATGGTGTAACAAGAAAAGTTACCAAAAGAAGCGTTATGACCCTTGCTTATGGCTCTAAGGAATATGGCTTTAAAGACCAGCTCTTAGAAGATGTTATCAAGCCTGACAAGGACAGCAAGACAGGTGATGAGGTGAGTGTCTTTGAAGGCTGCGAAAGTCAAGCTGCTAGATACCTTGCTAAACTCATTTGGAAAGCTGTAGGAACTACAGTAATTGCAGCAGTAGAAGGTATGAAGTGGTTACAAGATTGTGCTAGAAAAGTTACCAAAAATAACCAAGTTGTAACATGGTCTACTCCTACAGGACTTTTGGTACAACAAGCATATATGGTGACAAAAAGCAAGAGAATTTTTACTAGATGTGCTGGTAAACAAATTCGTATCTATGACAACACCATCACAGGTGAGATTGACAATCGTAAACAGGCAAGCGGTGTAGCTCCTAACTTTATCCATAGCATGGATGCTGCACACCTGCAACTGACCTTATGTAACTGCGTGGATAAAGGTATTCATCACTTTGCAGTCATTCACGACTCCTATGCTGCTCCCTTAGCACAGGCTCAAATTATGTTTGATACTGTTCGTGAGTCCTTTATCCAAATGTACACCGAGCAAGATGTCTTTGAGAACTTCCGTCAAGACCTGAGTGCCTTAGCTGATGAGGAGCTTCCTGAGCCTCCGAAAAAAGGCAACTTAGACATAAACGTAGTTAAAGACTCCCTTTATATTTTTAGTTAATAAGCAACTGACACAGTAATTGGAGAAAACAAAAGATAATCATAAGTTATCATAAGATACCTATAAGATTGATTATTTGGTTAATTATTAATAATCAATAATAAGAATAACTTATAGGTATCTTATAGATAACTAAATAGATGGTCTTTTGGAAGCCTTTTCCTTACTGACACAGTAATTGGAGAAATAGGCGTTTCTCTACTAATCAAAAAAATTTTAGGAGGATGACAAATTATGCAAGAAAAACAATTTAAAGTAGGTGACAGAGTAGCCTATGTAGGTGAAGAGGTTTACTCTAAAGAAAAAGAAGAACTGTTTGGAACTATCACACTTGTAGATAGCTCAGATGATAAACAACCGTATCTCGTAAACTTTGATACTGAAATCTATGATGTTGTTGGTGATTTTAGTGGTCATACAGGTGGTGGTAAATGTCCTGATGGTCATGGCTGGTGGGTAGATGCTGCTGACATCTCCCTTATTTCCTGTACGGGCAAAAGCTTAAAAGCATACTGCTCTAGTAACCCTCATTATGAAACCACTCTTCAACCTATTGAATTCATGCAAGCTAATATGACTCATGAAGAATTCATTGGCTTTCTGAAAGGTAACATCATTAAATACACTGCACGTTGCGGTAAGAAAGATGACGTTGACAAAGAAGTAGCTAAGATTATTGAATACGCAAAATGGCTGGCTAAGGCTTACAAGGGTGAGACTATCAACCCTCGTGAGTCCTAACTGACACAGTAATTGGAGAAAGGAGGCTGCTAGTAAATGGTTGCAATTAAGAAATTAAAAGTTGGTATTAAGCTGGTCAATGACCATGCTAAGATGCCTTGTAAGGGCAGCGAAGAAGCTGCTTGTTATGATATTGTCCTCCCTGATGATGTTTATATTCCTCCTCATACTACTAAAGCAGTAGGTACAGGTCTTGCCTTTAGTATTCCTAAAGGTTATCGCATGGACTTGTACCTGCGTAGTAGTATTGCTGCTAACACTAATATTCGTTTGGCGAATGGTGTAGGCAAGGTGGATAGCGACTACACAGGTGAAGTTAAATTATTGTTGACTAATGAAGGTGGAGTGCCTGAACGCCTCTACCAAGGTGACCGCATTTGTCAATTTGAATTCAACAAGGTCACTGAGGTTGACCTCATGGAAACTGAGGCACTGAAAGAAACTAAACGTGCTGCTGGTGGTATTGGTAGCACAGGTAAATGATTGATTATTAATAATTAAGCTAGAAATGAAAGGAAGATTTTAACATTATGAAATACGAAAACTTTGTAACTCCTGCTGGTACTGCTTTTTATCCTAACCTGAGAACCCCTAACATGTTTGAGGGCAATGACTTAGGCTTTGATTGTCGTGTAATTTTCAGTGAAGAAGATACTGAGAAGATGTCTGAACACCTGCATAAAGAGCTGGCTAAGGCTGCCTCTTTGCCTGAATTTGCAGGTAAGAACCTTGATGCTCCTGACTCTTTTATGGGTATTGGTGAGACTAAAGATGGTGATATGTTCTTCAAATTTAAAACAAAGTCCACCTACACTACTAAAGCTGGCGAGACCCTGAAGCGTGTCATTCCTATCTTTGATAGCAATGGCAAGCCTCTTCCGAAGAACGTAGATATTGGTCATGGCTCTACTGTACGTGTAAGCTACACTATTGCTCCCTACTATAAATCTCGTAAAATCAAAGGTATTGCCTTGTATCTGAACGCTGTACAAGTTATCAAACTGGTTAAGCGTGGCGAACAAGGTGCAGACTCTTTTGGTTTTGGTACTGTGGCAGGTGGCTATGTGTCTGACGAAGTAGCAGACGGAGAAATTCCGTTTGGCTTTGGTGACGATATGGGTACTACTGTTGAAGGAGCGGACTTCTAATAGCTACTAAGACATACTTTAGTAGACGTGGTGGCTACCACACAGTAAACACTCCATACCGAAGCGGTCTTGAAGATAATATCGCTTTACAAATTAAACAAGCAGGTGAAAAGGCAGTCTATGAAGGATATAGGCTGCCTTATACTATTCCTGCTACTAATCATACCTATACGCCTGACTTCATTTTACACAATGGAATTATAGTAGAGGCTAAAGGTATCTTTGATACTGCTGACCGACAAAAGCATATCTTAATTAAAAAGCAATACCCACATTTAGAGATTAGGTTTGTCTTTTCTAACCCTAAGACCAAAATTTATAAAGGCTCTAAGACTTCTTATGCTGATTGGTGCGAAAAGCGTGGTTATAAATACGCAAAAGGCTACATTCCTGATGCGTGGTTTAAAGACAAGCATAAGTATTCCCTTGAAGGTCTTGTGGAAGTAGGTGAGAAGCATGGCAATTAGCTTTAGGAAGCGAGAAGCTACTGAAAAGATTGTTGTCCTGATTAAAGACACCACTTTCGTGGACTACAAGAGCTACTATAAATATTGTCGTTGTCAAGGTGAACTAGATATTGGCGTTCACTACTTTGTGGATGCTGATGGAACTATTCATAAAGCAAGAGACCATGAAGCGGTCGCTGGGTGGCAATATGATGACAACACCTCTATTTATATTATGGTACAAAGTAACAGCAAGAAAATGAATAGTTGCCAAAAGCATGTCCTACCGACTCTTTTGGACTACTTAAAGAAAACTTATAAAGACGTAGAAGTTATTGAAAGGATTGATTGATATGTATTCAGATAGAGAAACAAATGAGGCTATTTTAAATCACCAGCCTTGCCCTGATTGTGGAAGCCATGATGCTCTAACAGTGTACAGTGATGGTCATACCTATTGTTTCTCCTGCGAAGCATATCACAAAGGTAATGTTACTGACACAGTAATTGGAGAAAATAAGCAAACTGATAAGAGCCTTATCTCTCCTGCTGATATGTCCCTAGAAGCTCTTAGGAGTCGCCTTATAGAACAAGCTGCATGTAGACGTTATGGCTACTTCATTTCCTCTTTTCAAGGTAGTCCTTGTCAAGTGGCTTGCTACTATGATGACAATGGTAACATGGTAGGTCAACATCTGCGTTTCAAAGATAAACGCTTTGTTATCTTAGGCAAGGCTACTAAGAGATTTTGGGGACAACACCTCTTTGATGGCGGTAAACGCCTTGTAGTAACAGAAGGTGAAATTGATTGCCTTTCTGTTTCTCAAATAGGCGGTAACAAATATCCTGTAGTGTCCCTACCGAACGGAGCTAATTCAGCTAAGAAGGTCTTTAAAGAAAACCTTGAATGGCTCAATAGCTTTGATGAGGTTATTGTTATGTTCGATATGGACGAAGCAGGAAGAAAAGCTGTAGAGGACGTTTGCGGTCTCTTACCTTATGGCAAACTAAAGATAGCCAACCTGCCACTTAAAGATGCTAATGAGTGTCTACAACAGGGTAGAGCTAGTGCTATTCTTGATGGTATTTTCCATGCTAAGACATTCAAGCCTGATGGTATTGTCAATGGTGATGAGTTATGGGAAGAGCTGAGGGATGAGCCTGATGATGAGCAAGGCTATGAACTCCCTTGGGACATTCCGTTACAAGAGAAAACACAAGGCTTGCGTAAAGGTGAACTTGTGGTAATTACCGCTGGCACAGGTGTCGGAAAGACCACCTTTGTACGTCAAATAGCGTATCACATGGGTGTCAATCTGAACCTTAAAATCGGTATGCTGATGCTGGAAGAGAACTTTAAGAGAACCGCAAAAGGACTTATGGCTGTCCATGCTGGTAAAAGGCTTGCCTTGAATAGACACCTTGTATCTGATGAAGAATATGAGCAGATATATAGAGAGGTCTTGGGCAAAGGCAATTATGTATTTTTCCAACACTTTGGAAGCCTTGAAGCAGATAATCTGATGAACAAAATTCGCTTTATGGCTGTAGCTGAACAATGTGACTTTATTGTCCTTGACCATATAACTATAGCTATTAGTGGTCTTGATATTGATAATGAGCGTAAAGCTACAGACGTTCTTATGACCAACCTTAGAAGCCTTGCAGAGGAAACAGGTGTTGGATTATTAATAATCAGTCACCTGAAGCGTGTAGATGGTACTCCTGCTGAGGAAGGTGGAGCTATTTCTTTGAGTCACCTTAGAGGCAGTCAGGGTCTTGCACAACTCTCTGATGGCGTATGGGCGTTAGAACGTAACCAGCAAGATGACGACAATGACCTGAAGAACACTGTTCGCATTCGTGTGTTGAAAAACAGACATACAGGTGAAACAGGTATTGCAGGTTATCTCAAATATGATAAAGAGACTGACCGCTTGGAAGCCAGTGCTGCTCCTAAGCGTATCCCTAAGAACCCTTTTGAAAGTGAGGAGGATGATTGTGGAGACTTCTAATAATAAAAAAGTGAATAAGAAAAAGAAGCAGCCTAAGAATACGTTTAAGTTAGCTGAATGTGTCTCTATGGTTGATGTAATGGAAGCTAATAAGGAAAGTGTTGGCTTTCTTTTTTATTTTACAGACAAAATGATGGAGGTAAGAGAGCGTGAAATTGCCCGTTGTTAACATCACAATTTCCCTAAATGAAATTCCTGACTATATTGCTGTAGCTATTGAGTTTGGTAATTGCAAGCAACGCTGTAAAGGCTGCCATAGTCCTTGGAATGGTATTTGTCTTAAAAAGGATACTTGGATGGAACTAGAAGATGTCATGTATCAGGTTAACAAATACGTCAAGCAAGGTGCTAAGGCTATTGTCTTAATGGGTGGTACTAACAATGGAATTCCTACGGATGACCTTATTAAAACTATTAACATCCTAGGCTCTTATGCTCCTATTGGTATTTATTCAGGACTTGAAGATAATGCTGATATTCATAAGTTACTAAAGACACGCACTAAGTTGCAATGGCTCAAAACAGGTAGCTATAAGGCTAAACTTGGTGGTCTTGACTCCCCGACAACTAATCAAAAGTTTTGGGAATACAATCATGACCTAATGGGGTGGGTTGATAGAACCTGCTTGTTCCAACAAAGAAAGGAGAAGCCTATTGAAAAAGATTGATAAGAAAATTCAATTTATACATGACTTCATTGCTGCTCAGAATCCTGCGAGTGGCTCTGAAGTAGATGCTAATGCAAATGTTACTGTAAAGAGTATTGCAGTAATGGAAGCTGAACTCTTTAAACGTGAGTTTATTAAAATTAACCGAACCTTGGTGTCTCAAAAGTTAACTGAAATGTATGGTGTTGAAATGGCACGTCAATATGAACGTGACCTTGCAGACCATCTCATTTATGTCCATGATGAGACATCTTTGAGACCTTATTGTACCTCTATTTCCTTATATCCGTTCTTGCTGGAAGGTACTAAGAACCTTGGAGGTACTTCTAAAGCTCCCACTAACCTTCAAAGTTTTTGTGGTAGCTTTGTAAACCTTGTATATCAAGTAGCCAGTGACTTTGCAGGTGCTGTGGCTACTGTAGAATTCCTGATGTACTTTGACTACTTTGCTCGTAAGCAATATGGTGACAACTACCTGCGTACTAACCCTAAAGAGATTAGACAAGAATTTCAAGGTGTGGTCTATGCTATGAACCAGCCTGCTGCTGCTCGTGGCTCTCAGAGTGTCTTTTGGAACATCTCTGTGTTCGATAAGTATTACTTTGAGTCTCTCTTTGATGAGTTCTTCTTTCCTGATGGTAGCCAACCAAACTATGAGACTGTAAAGAAACTTCAGGCGACCTTCATGGAATGGCTTACTGTTGAACGCACTAAAGAATTATTGACATTCCCTGTGTTGACTGCTGCGTACCTTGTAGATGAAGAGACTCGTGAACCTAAAGATAAAACCTTTGAATTCCTTTTAGCTCATAGTATGTCTGAAGGTCTTAGCTTTTTCCACTATGAGTCCGACAAGGCTGACTCTTTAGCCTCCTGCTGTCGCCTGCGTAATGAGATGGCTGACAATACCTTTAGTTACACTTTGGGTGCTGGTGGTGTTTCCACAGGTAGCTGTGAGGTTATCACCATTAACTTTAATCGCCTTGTACAAGGAGAATATATTTTATCAGAAGTTGTAAAACGTGTTCATATGTACCTTATGGCTTTCCGCTCTATTGTGGAGGATTATATCGAAGCTGGCTTACTACCTACCTATAAGGCTGGTTATATTAGCTTAGATAAGCAATTCTGTACTGTTGGTGTTAATGGTGCTTTAGAGGCTTATGAGTATCTGCATGATAAAAAAGCTGTTAGAATTTCCTTTAAAGACTTCCTTAAAGCCTCTTTAGGTCTCATTAAAGAAATAAACAAAGAAGCCTATAAGAAATATGGTGTCCGCTTTAATACCGAGTTTGTTCCTGCTGAGAACCTTGGTGTGAAAAATGCTAAATGGGATAAGGAAGATGGTCTGTATGTAACTCGTGACTGCTACAATAGCTACTTCTATCCTGTAGAGGATGAACGTCTGACCATTCTTGACCGCTTGGAGGCTCATAATGCAGACGTTTCTCAATACCTTGATGGTGGTGCTGCTTGTCACTTGAACTTGGAACAACTGCCTACTGTAAATCAGGCAACAGACCTTATCCGTCTTGCTGCAAAACAAGGTGTACCTTATTGGACTACCAATGTCCTCTGTACCATTTGTAAAGATTGTGGTCGCATTGACCCTGTGACTAGACAAAGTTGCAAATATTGTGGCTCTAAAAATCTTGACTATGGTACTCGTGTTATTGGCTATTTGAAGCCTATTAGTTCTTTTAGTGCAGGTAGACAAAAAGAAGCTGCTATGCGTGTTTATATGAAAGGTGGAATTTAAAGTGCTGAAATTTTGGCAATGGTTTGTTGATTTTGTAGTTAACCTTCTTGATTATGCTCATGAGAAAGAAGAAAATGCTGCCATTAAACGTCATGCAGTTATCAAAAAGACTACTGCTAAGATGGCAAGAGAAATTGAAAAACTGGAAAGAGAAGCAGAAGAGATTGAACAAACCTACTTCTCTTAATGATTATTAATAATCAATTTCTTACTGACACAGTAATTGGAGAAATAAACAATTTTTAAAAAGGAGATGCCATTATGTTATTTTTCGATATTGAGACAAATGGACTGTACTATGACGTAACTCAAATTCATTGCATGGTTATCATTGATGACAAAGGTAACGTCTTTGAGTACAGACCTGATGAAATTCTCAAAGGCTGTCAAAAGTTACAAATGGCTCTCATTAACAATGAGTCTATTGTAGGTCATAACATTATTAACTATGACATTCCTGTCTTAGAAAAGTTATGCCCTGATGCCTTTAAGGTACTGAGGGAACAAAGACACCTCGTAATTGATACCCTCGTATTATCTCACCTTATGTTCAGTGATATTGCTGACAAAGACTATGGTTTAATGAGAGCTGACAAACTTCCTGCGAAGCTGATTGGCTCTCATAGCCTTAAAGCGTGGGGTTATCGCCTTGGGGAACTTAAAGGAACTTACAGTGAAGATAATGAGGAAGCATGGCAGTCCTTTAATGAGGACATGCTGACCTACAATGTGCAAGACGTTGTGGTCACTAAAAAGCTATATGAATACTTCAAGACCATTACATATCCTGAAGCTGCTATAGAGCTAGAGCATGAGGCTCAATGGCTTATGGCACAACAGGAGCGTAATGGTTTTACTTTTGATGTCTTTAAGGCACAGGAGTTAGAAGTAAGACTACGTGGCAGACATGCTGACCTAAAGACCTTCCTGCTAAAGACTCTCCCACAAATTCCTGATAAGGTCTTTATTCCAAAACGTGATAATAAACGTCTTGGCTATAAAGCAGGAGTGCCTATTCAAAGGTACAAAGACCTTAACCCTAATAGCCGTCAACAGATTGAATGGGTAATTACTAAGCACTTTGATTACCTTCCTGATAACCCTGAGTTATTTGAAGAAGAACGTCTGAAAATTGATGATATTACATTTGCCTTTATTAAAGCAGATGAAAAAGCTCCTGAAGAACTCAGAAAGATTGCAGGTGTCATGGAAGAGTACCTTATGCTTACTAAACGCCTTGGGCAACTTATTGATGGCAAATGGGGATGGCTAAAGTGTGTTAAGGAAGATGGTCGTATTCATGGTGCTGTTAACCCTTGTGGTGCAGTAACAGGACGTGCGACACATAGTAGTCCTAATGTAGCACAAGTGCCTGCTGTTGGTAGTCCTTTGGGTAAAGAGTGCAGAGAGCTGTTCACTGTTCCGAATGGTTGGTATCAAGTAGGCGTGGATGCGAGTGGTCTTGAATTAAGATGCCTTGCACACTTTATGTACCCCTATGACCATGGTGCGTATGCCCATGAAATTCTTAATGGTGACATTCATACTGCTAACCAAAAAGCAGCAGGTCTCCCTGAACGTAGTCAAGCTAAGACATTCATCTATGCCTTCCTTTACGGAGCAGGTGATGAAAAGATTGGCAAGATTGTTCATGGTGATGCTAAAGATGGCAAAAGGCTTAAAAAGGAATTCTTGGAAAAGACTCCTGCTATTGCTGAACTTAGAGCAGCCATTGAGAATACTTTAGTAGCTCAAAGAGGTTACAAAGGTGAGATTAAAAGATGGAAAAGAAAGTATTTAAAGGGTCTTGATGGTAGACCTTTGCATGTCAGAAGTGTTCATAGTGCTTTGAACTTGTTGCTGCAAAGTGCTGGTGCTTTGCTTTGTAAGAAGTGGATTTGCCTTGTAGAAGAAAACCTAATCAAACTAGGTTTAGACCATGGGGAAGATTTTCAGTATATGGGGTGGATACATGACGAAATTGCTGTAGCGTGTAGGACTAAAGAGATTGCTGAGACTGTTGTAAAAGTAGCTCAGGACTCTATGAGAGAAGCTCAGGCTTACTACGGCTTTAGAGTACAACTAGATACAGAAGGTAAAATTGGCAAGAATTGGAGTGAGACACACTAGTGGGTAAGGTAAAATTTAAAACACTTGAAAGCGGTTGTATTATCCCTATCAATCGTAAACTTAATTACGATGGCTATTATAGAGTACCTTCTCCTACTAAAATTCTGAAAAATGGAAAGAAGGCTAGAGTTATGTACCATAGACTTTTATGGGAACAGAAACATGGCAGCATACCTTCTGAATATAGTCTACATCATACTTGTCATAACAGAGCTTGTTGTAATTTAGACCATCTCATTTTATTACCTAAAACTGAACATGCTAAACTCCATAATTCTGAAAGATATGGAGACAGAAAAAGAGAAGCTAAAGAGTATTGGCTACAGCACAAATGTACTGGAACATATTTAGCTTCTCTTTTTGGTGTTAGCTTTGGTATAGGATGTCGTTGGATACGTGAATGGAAACAGGAGGAACATGAAAGTGCCTAAGAAGTATAAGAAGGACACAAAGGGTATCTATTATCCTAAGTGTTATCAAAGAGTACTGAAGGCTCTTTTCATAGATTTTAAGGCTGTTCACATTACATGTTCCTGTGGCTACAATTTGAAGCCTAAAGATATGGTGATTAAAAATGTTTAACCTACTTATGGTAGTCATGTGTACCGCCTATACTGCCTCTGTAGATGAGTGTGGGAAGGCTGATGCTATTACCGCTAGCGGTACTCATTGTCAACAAGGGCGTACCATTGCATGTGACCATTTACCCTTTGGTACTAAAGTTAAAATTGATGGTCATATATACACTGTCGAAGATAGATTTGGTGGTGGCTATAAAGACCGCATAGACATTTATATGGAAACTAAAGAAGAAGCCTTTAAATTTGGAAGGCAATATAAAATCATTGAAATTGTCAAGGAGGATGGTAGTGATGCTGTTTTTAAGAGATAAGAAAGGTCTTGGTTTAGGTGTTGGTGATACTGTCTACTATGCTGAAGGCAACGAAATTAAAGAAGGCGTTATCACTCGTGTACGTATTGAGGTAGATGGTAAGGTACTGAGAAATGCAGAAAACCTCTTATGGGTAGCCAATAGGGAGGATGAAGATTGATTAAACCCACCACTCTTGCATTAATAGGAGCTTTAAGTGCTAATGGTGCTGGTGGTCATAGGGAGAGTCCTCTAGATACCGCAGCTGCTCTTATGGCTATTATTGTAGGTTTTACTTTGTTTATTATTTGTATACTTTATTTTGAAAGGAATGACCGCTAATGCCTAAAGCTAAACTTATTTCAATTACCCCGAACTATGAAGAACTCCTAAAGTGTGCTTGTAGCAAACCTTATGGAAAAGATGTGTCTATGAAAACTATTGTAGACCATATTATCGCAGCAGGACACCTGAGTGTCTTGGAGCATTGCTATGCCTCTTTTGAAGTTGAGTGTTCTGTAGCTGTCCTTGGTCAACTTACTAGACACAGACACCTTTCCTTTACTTGTCAAAGTGCAAGAGGCTCTGAATTTGATGAGCTGGTGATACCTGAGGTGTCTTATAAGTTACTTAATAATGCAGATAAGCTCAATGAACTACTTTTAGTTCCCTATAAGTACGCTTTAGATAAAGGCTTTTCCCATGAAGATGCCCGCTATTTCTTACCACAAGGTATAAAGACTCATATTGTGGTCACAGGTAACTTTAGAGCGTGGTATGAATACTTACCTAAACGTCTTTGTAAACGTGCTATGCCTGAGCATAGAGAGTTGGCTCAGTTAATTCAAAATGGGTTAATGAGTGCCTGTCCTGAAATTTTTGATAAGTCTTTTATGAACTGTGCTAATTGCAAAGAGAGGAGCTGCGAATTCAAATGAGCAACAACAAAAAATATAAAGACATCCTTGTAATGGATGCTCAAAAATACGGCTATAAGATTAAGGATGAGAAACGTCTTGAAATTCTTGCGGAAAAATTCAAATATCAAAAGGAACAATATGGTGAAATGTATTGTCCTTGCCAACTTGACCGCACTGTTGACACAATTTGCCCTTGCAGATATATGAGAAACTACGGAGCGTGCCGTTGTGGTCTGTATGAACAGGTAGGTGAAAAAGATGCCTAATCTGAATGTCAAATGCACTGTAAATACTTTTGCACGTGCAGCTATCACCGATAAACAAGCACTCCACATAGTTTTAAATATGGAAGAATTGGAACGTGGAACAATAGCAGAAGTTATTGAAAGAGTTAAGGATGATGCAGGTCTCGGTGATGTAGAAGTAGTAGATATGGAGGTTTATTTTGACTAAAGCTCTTGACATTTGCAAACTCGTAGGTCGAGATAAGAAACACCTTGTACAACTCTGTCTCCCTATTGAAAAAGTAAAAGGCACTATCAAATTCCCTGTGGTTGCCTCAGAGAAACTTGATGGTGTCTTTTGTCTTGCTTATGTTCTTAATCATGAATGTTTTATCTACAGTAGAACAGGTGAGGTCTATACGTCACTTGAACACCTAAAGCCTGAACTCCTTGCCCTTTCTAAAGAGGCTCAATGTGAAATTATAATCTTTGAAGCTTATGCCGAGGGTGTCTCCCAACCTACTATTAGTGGGTGGTGTAGGGACACTAAGAAGCAGCATTTGGAAGTAGAAGCCTACGTGCATGACATGCTTATGTTCACTGAGTTTTACAAATGTGAAACTGATTGTGGCTATGCAGATAGATATGACTACATGAGATTTATCTTTAATTGTCTTGATAACCTAAAATATGTTCATCTTGTAGGAGCAGAATTAGTTCATTCTTATTCAGCTCTTATGCGAATGGCTGAGGACATTTGGTCTCGTGGTGGCGAAGGTGTTGTTTACAGAGACTTCTTTGCTGGCTATATGGCTGGTAAACGTAATTCTACAATGGTTAAAATCAAAAAGGCTGTTTCCTTTGACCTTAAAGTAATTGCAGTAAAAGAAGGAACAGGGAAATATAAGGGAAGCACAGGTTACCTGATTTGTCAAGACAGAAAAGGTAAAAAAGTGAAAGTTGGCAGTGGTCTTACGGATGAACAGAGAAGGACTTGGTGGTCTCCTTGGGGCTATGATGAGATTGTTGGTAGTATTGTTCAGATAGATGCTATGAAAGTAAGCTCAAAAGGTGTTCTACGTGAACCACGATTTAAAGGTATTCGCTTTGATAAAATGGAGGCTGATGTAATATGTTAAAGATTTTAATGGATGCAGATATGCTTGTCTTTAGAGCTTGCTCAGCCTGTGAGACTCCTATTGACTGGGATATTGATTGTACTACTTTACACTGTGAACACGCAGCAGCAGAAGCTGTTGTAGATAATACTGTATTAACTTATGTAGATAAAGTGTTGAATCATTTGAAGTATGAAGGTGTTTATGAGATTATCATGTGTTTTTCTGATTCCGAGAATTTCAGAAAGAAAATCTTACCTACATACAAGATGAACAGAGCTGGAAAAAGAAAACCTTTAGGTTACTATAAGGTGGTCGAATGGGTCAAAGCTAATTATAAGTGTTGTCAAAAACCTTCACTAGAAGCTGATGATTGCATTGGTATTTTGGCTACTCTTAACCCTGATAACCATATTATTATCAGTGGTGATAAAGATTTTAAGACTATCAAAGGTCACTTCTATGATTTTATCCGAGATACCTTCTATGAGACCTCTGAGGAAGAGGCTAATTACAATCACTTATTTCAGACTCTTGTAGGTGACGTTGCTGATAACTATAAGGGCTGTCCGAGTGTAGGTGCTGTTACTGCTAAAAAAATTTTAGATAAGACACCTACTTGGGAAGCAGTTGTTGAGCAATTTGTCAAGAAAAATTTAACAGAAGATGACGCTTTGGTTCAGGCTCGTATTGCTCGTATTTTAAGAGCAGAAGATTATGACTTTTCGACAAAGAAGCCTATTCTTTGGAAGCCTTACTGATACACATATATACACTCTCCCTTACTGACACAGTAATTGGAGAAATATAAGATACTAAAAGATTGATTATTAATAATTAATTTAATAAACAGAAAGAGGTAATCATGAGTAAACTAGAAGATGACTTAAAGATTCCTTATGTATCACAAGACCTTGTAGATTATTTAGATAATGTTTTTAACTTAGACAATATAATTCATGAACGTACTGATTCAGCAGAATGTCTTGTTGGATATATGAGAGGTATCAGAAGTGTAGTTAATCACTTGAGAAGCCTTAGTGAACAAAAGGAGGATGAAGATTAATGTGTTGGAAAATGCCAAAGGTATCTACACCACAACCGACTGTACAAGCATCTACTTTAGTGCCTCAGACGGATGCTCCTGAACCTGAAAGTCCTATCGTGGGTGGGTCTGAGGACACCTTTAACAAGCGTAAAGGTAGACAGCAGTTAACCATTCAACGCAATGGTGGCTATAAGTCCACTAATTATTAATTAATAAAATAAAGGAGGTTATGTCTGATGTGTAGTAAGAAACCAAAAGTAGAGCCTTATATTCCCCCTGCTGCTCCTGTTGCAGCACCTACAGAAACTTTTACACATTCTGTAGAAAATGAGGAAAAGAAAGGCAAAAAGAAAGCCAAAGGTAAGAAGAGCCTTATCATTAATAAAGGCACAGGTACGGGTGTCAACATTTAATTATGGCTGATATAAAAAGTAAATTTCCTATTGTTGACATTGGAGACCCACAAAGGGAAACAGCAAAGGCACTTTATGACCGCTTAAAGTCTGAACGTGACCAATATACGGATAGAGCAGAGAAATGTGCTGCTATGACTATTCCGTCTTTGTTCCCTAAAGATTCCGATAATGAGTCTACTAACTATATGACTCCTAATCAATCTATTGGTGCTAGAGGTCTTAATAATTTAGCAAGTAAATTGCTGTTGGCTCTCTTTCCTCCGAACAGTTTATTCTTTAGATTGTCTCCTACTGAACAAGTTATGGCTCAGTTAGCAGAACAACCTGAGCAACTACAGGAGATTGAGAAAGCCTTAGAAAAGTTGGAGAGACGTGTAATTCGTTACATTGAGTCTCAACAAATTCGTGTAACTATCAAAGAAGCCTTAAATCAACTTCTGATTGCTGGTAATGCTTTACTATTCTTACCTCCTGCTGAGGGTGGAGCTAAGCTTTACCGTTTGTCTAACTATGTGTTACAAAGGGATGCCTTAGGTAACGTAATGCAAATTTGCACTAAAGACACCTTAGCTCTTGCAACACTTCCGAGTGAAGTACAAGCCATTGTAGTAGCTGATGATGCTAAGCATGAGGCTACTGAGCCTGTTGATGTTTACACACACGTCTATATTGATGGAGACCAATACCTTTCTTATCAAGAGGTTAACGAAGAACTAATTCAAGGTAGTGAACAAAGCTTCCCTTTGAACAAGTCTCCTTGGATAGCCTTGCGAATGGTTAAGGTTGATGGTGAGTCTTATGGACGTTCTTATGTTGAAGAATATCTAGGTGACTTAGAGTCCCTTGATGTTCATACAGAAGCATTAAGAAACCTTGCTGCTATTACTGCACACATTTTGTACCTTGTAAACCCTACAGGTATCACACAGGTACGAAGGTTAGCCAAGGCTCAATCAGGCTCTTTTGTGGCTGGTCGAGTAGATGACGTACAAGCCTTGCAAACTAATAAAGGCAATGATTTGCAAGTGTCTTTACAATATGTGCAGAGCCTTGAACAGCGTTTAGGCTATATCTTTATGCTTCAATCAGCAGTACAAAGAAACGCTGAACGTGTTACTGCTGAAGAAGTACGCTATGTCGCTGGGGAACTAGAGGACACCTTAGGTGGTACTTATAGTATTCTTAGCCAAGAATTACAGTTACCGCTGGTAAGACGCATAATGGTACAACTAGAGAGTCAGGGTGAAATTCCTGCTTTACCTGATGGAACTGTAGAGCCTACTATTACCACAGGTTTGGAGGCTATTGGTAGAGGTCATGATTTAAATAAGCTCCTGACCTTAAAAGACATCATTGCTTCTACACCTAACAGTGAAAACTACTTAAAAACAAATACCTTTATTGCTATGTGTGCTACTGCTCTTGGTATTGATACTGAGGGTCTGTTGAAAACTGATGAAGAAATTCAGGCAGAAATGCAGCAAGCACAGATGATGCAAATGGCACAGGGAGCGGTCTCTCCGTTAGCACAAGGCTTTGTCAATGCTAACATGGAGCAACCAGCTCCTTGATTTTTATGTAAAAAAGGAGAATGAGAATGTCTACTATCGAAGTTGAAGAACCTATTGAAACTGATGTTGATACTGATGTCGCTGAAGAGGAAGTAGCAGAACCTACTTCTGAGGAAGCAAACAATACTGATGAGGAAACTGTTGACAATCAAGAGGATTCCGAAGCAGCCGAAGATACCGAAAAAGAACATGATGGAAAAGCGGATGAAACAAAGGCTGTAGAGGAGGTCTTGAAGCAGACAAACACTTCTATTGAAGAAGCTACTAGAACCCTCAGTGACAAAGGTATTGATTATAATGCTCTTTCCGAAGAGTACGCTGACAAAGGTGAGCTTTCTAAGGAAACATATGAGACCTTAGAGAAAGCTGGTTACCCTAAAGCTGTGGTAGATACTTATATCCGTGGTCTTGAGGCTGCGAATGAAGGATATACCAATGCGGTTATGGCTGTTGCTGGCGGTCAAGCTGAGTACGAAAAAGTTAAAAGCTTTGTGAAGTCTAAAGGTGATGCTGCTGTAGATGCCTTTAATGATGTAGTGAATAGTGGGTCTTTAGGTGCTATGCAGATGCTCTTGAGCGGACTGCAAGCAGAAATGAAGATGCGTAATGGTACATCTAAAAGTACTATTTTAGGCAGTGGTACTCCTAATGCCTCCACAGGTTTTGCTAATGAAGCAGCTATGATGAAAGCAATGGATGACCCACGTTACGGTGTAGATGAAGATTACACCACAGAAGTGACCAAAAGACTCTCTAAGTCTAAATTCTTCCAATTTGGTCGATAATTTATTGATTATTAATAATCAACAACAAAGAAAGGATTGATAATTTAATTGGCAACTAAAATCGTAATTTCCTCCCCTGGTCTTGATACCAATGATAGTGGCTCTGGTCGCTTGAAAATGTTTCTGACCCAATTTGCAGGTGAAGTACTGAAAGCTTATCGCCGTCAACGTAAAACCTTGGGTCGGCATGTGGAACGCTCTATTTCTAATGGTAAGGCGGCTGAGTTCCCTGTAATGGGTCGTAAAGTGGCAAACTATCTTGCCCCTGGTGAAAGCCTTGATGACAAACGTAAAGCAGAAGAGCAAACTTCTGTGAAAATCTTCATTGACGGTTTGCTGACTTCCGACTGCGTTATCATGGACTTAGATGATGCTATGAACCACTATGATGTTCGTTCTGAATACTCTTATCAAATTGGTGAAGCCTTAGCCATGGCTGCTGATGGTGGCTTGCTGGCTGAAATTGCTAAAATGGCTGTATCTGATAAAGAACTGTTGAGAGGTCTTGGCAAAGGTAAAGTTGTTAAACGTACTGTAAAAGGTGGTTTGACTGCTGAGTCCGAAGAGCTGGGTAAGGCTATTATCTCTGAACTGTTAGAGATTAAGACTGCTATGTCTAACAACTTTGTACCCAATGAGGGTCGTGTATGCTATATGCTGCCTGTAGCTGTAAATGCTTTAGTAGCCTCTAAAGATGCTATTAACAAAGACTTTGGTGCTGTTGCAACCATCACTGATGCTACTGTAACTCGTATTGCAGGTATTGATATTGTTGAAGTACCTCATTTGACTGCTGGTGGTGTCACCAATGATAGTGGTGCAGCTCCCGAGGGCTTAATTCAAGGTCAAGGTCATATCTTCCCACAAGAATATAAAGACAAGTGTGCCTTCTTGGTAGCCCATCGCTCCACTGTTGGTACTCTGACTTTGAAGTCTTTCCAACTGGAACATGGACGTCGTATTGAATACCAAGGTGACCATATCGTTGGTAAATATGCAATGGGTCATGGTGGTCTCCGACCTGAAGCTGCCTTTATGGGTGTCATTGAGACCCCCTCTGAGGCGTAGTTTTTAATATCTAGGGAGAGGCTGATGTCTCTCCCTATTTAATTTTTTTTTTATATAGGAGGTATTAACTTATGGAATTAACAGCACTAACAGAACTAGATGCTGTCAATGAAATAATTAGCGTTATTGGTGAGACCCCCATAAACACTTTAGAGAATCTGCGTAACGTAGATGCTATTAAGGCTCTCCAATTACTCAGAGCCACTTCACGTCAAGAGCAAGCTCGTGGATGGTCTTTCAATATCGTACCTGAACACACTTTGACTCCTGATATCTATACAGGACATATTATGTGGCAGGATAACTACTTATATCTAAAAGGTTCTAATGGTGAAAAGCTTGTCCGTAATGGTGATTATGTCAAAGATATTTCCACAGGTGATACTACCTTTAAGAACTCTCTGACTTGTGAAGCTGTTCTTTTGCTCCCTTTTGAGTATCTTCCTGAGCCTATGAGAACTTATATTGTTACTAAGGCTGCTTTTAAATTCCAAGCACGTTACTTTGGTGATGAGAGCCTTACTCAAATTACATTACAGGAAATTCAGGAAGCGTGGCAACACTTACAAGAATTTGAATTAGACAACAATGATTATAACCTCTTAAATAATATGGATATTAGTAATCTGAAAGAGAGGTAATTAGAAGTGTCTTTAATTAACCAAGATATAAAAAACTTTGTACAAGGTATTAGTCAACAGCCTGATACTTTAAGAAACCCTGAGCAACTTGATGTTCAGCTTAATGGGTACAGTAGTGAAGCAAATGGTCTACTTAAAAGACCTCCTACTGTTTTTGAGGCTAACTTAGGTAAAAAGACCAACTTAGAGAATAAGCCTTTGATTCATTTTGTAGAAAGAGATGCCTATGAAAAATATGTAATGGTTGGTCCTATGTCAAGATTTAGTACAAGTTAAAATGAGGTTTT